TGCCAGCACCTTCTCAGCACCGCCTGCCATCTTCACGGCATTCAGGATGCGCATGTCTTCCTTGCTCTTTGCGAGTTTCTGTGCGCCTGCCAGCTGTGCCTTGGTGTCGTTCAACTGCTGCTTGAGTGCTGCTACCTGCTGCTTCAACTTGGCTACGGTTTCGTCATCGGTGCTTGATGCGCTGCCGCCCTCACCGCCTTCATTGCCTTCACCGCCTTCACCGCCTTCATTGCCTGCGGTCTGAATGTCGGTAATTACACCGTCCTCGACAACGATTGTCTTGCCATCTGGCATTTCAAACGTTCCGTCCGGACTTGCCTTGTCGCCAACCTGTGGATCTCCCTCTTCTCGCTCAACGGTCAGAACTTGACCGTCCGATGTGTTGAGTTCCATCGCCTTTGGCTCTGCCTTGGCTTGTGGCTCTTCCACCACCTGCTCTGCTTCCTCCAGTGTCTTCACGCCCAACTTGGCGAGAATCTTGTCGAGGAGAGAAGCCTTTACTTCTGTCTTTTTCTCCATTGCTTTTGGATTTTGTTGTTTTGAATTAATAAAATTTTCTATGTTGCGTTTCGATGCGCTTGCGCTGAGTGGTACAATGGTGCTGCTGATAAGACCTAGGCGCAAAGCCTCGCTGGTGTTGATGAAGATGTCCTTATCCATAAGGGCTTGTATCTCTTCCCTATCGCACTCGCACCGCTCTACGTATGCGTCCACCATCTTATCCTGCCACATCTGCATTTCCTCGCCCAGGTTCTTCAAGTCCTTTGCGTTCAGCTGGTCGCCCAACCCCCAGCCAGGAACCCACGGATTGTGCAGCAGGAAGGCAGCGTTCTCGTATGCCTTGCGGCTCTCCTTTGGTGCTGCGAGCATGATGATTGTTGCCATGGATGCTGCCTTGCCCTCTACGGTGCAGGAAATCTTCTTGCCGCTCTGTCGCAGTCGGTCGTATATCGCCCAACCTTCGACTACAGAGCCGCCATTGCAGAAGATGCGCATATCGATTGTATCATCGTCTTTCGGTATGCTTGCTGCAAAAGCATCTATATCCTGAAAACACACGCAATCACCTCCCCACCATTGATACCAGAACTTGTTGTCTTGGCTGTCGATGTCGTTGTATATTCTGAGTTTTGCCATTGAATCGTGATTTTAAGTTTTAAAACGCTGCAAAGATACGATTATTTTTGGTATGTTTATCTCATAAGCAGTTAATTTTTCTAAACAAGCCAAAATTTTGCGCTCTAAGCGGCTTTTATTGCCTTGGGTGTGTAACTTTACCACCTTCGACCGAAAACCGCTCAGAACGCAAATCTTGATGAAATAACTGCAACCTTAGAGCCTGCCGATATTCTCTATCGTCTGCACTCTCCGCTGGGTGCGGTTTATTTCTTCCACGCTCACTACTGGCTGTGGAGCCATCTGATACCCTCTAGCTACAGCTGCCGCCAGCATATCCATGCCGATGTTGCTGCCTCCGTTGTTCGCTACGATAGGAACACCACCGCCTAGCTGGTTGAATGCGGATAATATAGGGCTGAACATCGAAGTCGCCTTGGCGGTCATTACGCTCTCGCCATTGGAAAGCCTTGCCGGGATGCTGTCGCTGGTTCCAGTGCCCGAGCCTTGGACGTAGCCGCCAGTGGAGAAGCCCTTGACGAGTGCTTTTGCTCCTGCAAAGGCTGCCTTGATAAGTACCATTAATGCTGCTGCGCTCGCAACACCTCCCCACGACTTGCTTGCAATCTCCTTCGCTAGGATCTGTGCATAGTAAGCGTTAACTGCTATTTCGATAGCGTCAAGTATTGATGTCAGCATCGATTTGAGGAATGAGTGAAGCGATTTATCCTCGCTCTCAAAGAACTCGGACAGACCGTCTCCCATGGTCTGTATCATGTCGCTCATCATTTTCAGTTGCTCTTCTGTCAAAGCTGCCTTTTTCTTGTTGGCTTCCTCTTGCTCCTTGACTTCTGCATCGCTCAAATCCTTTTGTAGCTGCTCCTGCACGGCTGCATAGTTCTTGTAGGCGTCCATCTTGCTCTGAAGGAAAGCCTTGTATCTCTCCAGCTTGGCTGTATCGTCTTCCTCTCCAGTGCCACCGTTCATGATGTCCGCATCCTTGCGAGCCTTCTCAGCATCCTCGAACTCCTTGTTGAGCTCGTCCACAATCTCCTTTGCTTGGTTCTTCAAGTCCGCTTTCGCCTTAATCATGATGTCGAGAAGTTTTGCCTGCATTTCCTGCGCCTTTTCCGCTCCTATCTCACCAGCCGCCACGTATGCGTCAATGCTCCTCGCTACCATGTTCTTCTCCAGCTGTTCGAGGTCGTTGTTGTAGTCTCGCTCGTTGTCGTACATGCCTGCGAGGTATCGCTTCTTTGCGTCCATTACTTGCTCGTTGTACTTGAACTGGATAAGTGCAATCTGTGCCTGCAATTCCTTTTCCTGCTTCTTCCTGCGCTCTGCCTCTGCCTTGGCTTCCGCTTTCTCCTTGGCTATCTGTGCCTTGGTCTTGGTGGTGCTGCCCTTGGCTGCTGGTGTCGTTCCCTTGTTTCCGTTCATTGGCTCGCTGCTGGTCGCTCCACCGTCCACATTTGCTAGCTTTAGGTGCTGCAATCTTCCGTTCACTGCGTTCTCGTATCCGTCAGCGAATGCGTTTCCGAAGTCTGCGCCAGTCTGCTTGATATCCTTCCATCCTTCCTTGATGAACTTTGAAAGGTCGAATATCTCCTTGAATCCCTGCTGTGCCTTGGAAAGGTCGAACGTTACGATACCCTCCAATATATCGAGCGCACCCTTTAGGCTTCTGCCGACTTGTTTCATTGCATCAATGATAAGGTTTGCAACGCCCTTGACTGCCGACCAAACGCCACGGAAAGCCGCCCCCAATGTCTGAATAACTCCACGCAAAAGAAGGCTCTCGTTGTACCAGTCGATGAAGTAGTTGATGGTGTTGAACAAACCCTTCATTATCTGGACGAGAACCTTTGTGCCGAACATCTTGCCCTTCTCGATCATCTCCTCGAATCCGTGCTGGCTCATATCGAACATCGATGAAAGGTAGCTGTTCAGTTCCTTGTGCAGCTTTATGTTCTCCAGCTGGGTCTCTCCCCACTCTCCGGTCTGCTTCTTCACTTCTTCGATGTCTGTTGTCATCGTGTCTAGCTGCTCGATGAGCTGTATACCAGCAGCCGCTCCCTGCTTACCGAAGACGTTTTTCAGAACATCGCCCACCTGCTGGCTGTCCGCTCCGAAGTCCTTCATCTTAGAAGCCACCTGCTGGATGATGTCGAAGGTGTTCTTCGTGCCGTTGGCTAGGTCTTGCTGCACCTGCTTGCTGGATATGCCGATAGCATCAAGGCTTGCAGATGTTGCTGTGCTCATTTCACGGATTTTCTTACTAGCCATCGTGATAATGTCTAGACCCTTGTCGCTGAAAATGCCGCTTCGTGTCTGCTGCAATATCGCCACAAGCTGGTCTGCACCGATACCTGCATCGTGGAAGGTAGGTGCATATTGCTGTATCTTGTTGAGCATATCGCCCGATAGGTCTGCACCGCTTGCAAAGCCATCGTTGATAACCTTCATCGCTTCCTCTCCCGATAGGTGATAGTTAGCCATGAGATTGTCAGCTGTGGCGAGCACGTCATTGAAATCCTTTCCCATCGAATCGGCTGTGGCTGCGATGCTGTTCCTCATCGTCTCCAAAGCTTCCCCGGTGTAGCCAGTAAATTCCTTTGTCAGTCGTGTGGCTTCCATCAATCCCTTGTTGTAGTCATAGAACCACTTGAATGTCATACCAACGCCGACAACGCCAGCGAGTGCAGCAAAATATGGATTCATAACCAAGCCGATTGCGGTCTTACCGAACGCCTTCAGCTTGTCTGTCAGTCCATCCATATTCTGCGCCAGTTTGATGATGTTGCTAACCTCGGTATCATTGACAATATCCATACCAAAGAACTCCGTCCCCTGCAGGTCATCTGCTGCTTGCATCATCGAGTTGTAGTAATTGCCAACGTTGCGATAATATCGTTGCGTCTCCTCCTCAGCCAACTTCAACTTGTCAGTTATCTCGTTGATATGCTGGGCTAGGGCTTGCCCCTTCGCTCCCTCACGTTCTGCCTTCGCCATTTCATCGTATTTCTTGGTGGCATTGGATAGCTGGGCACGCAGCTGCTTCAAGCTGCCCTCCTGCTCGTTCTCTGTGCGCACGTTGTTCTGTATCTCCTTCTGAAGGGCACGCACGTTGTACTGGTACTCCTTGATGGTTGCGTTGATGGCTTCCGTCTGTACCTTCATCTCGTTGGTTGTGATGGTCTTGTCTTTTTCCTGCTGCTGCAAGTCCTTGATGCTTGCCTTTAGCTGGTCTATCTTTTCCTTGTATCTGATGATGCCATAGATTGCATCCTCGTACTTGACCTTGATGTCAAGAATCTGCTGTTTGTCTTCACTTACCATAGTTCGTTATTTTTAATTGTTCAACTCTATCATTGTAACCTCGCAATATCCGCTGCTTGTGGTCTTGATTTCAAGAACAGCAAAATAGGCTCCATACTGGGCAAGGTACACTGGCTTCGTTTCGTCAAAATCCAAAATATCCAAGTCAGAAAGATTGAGCCGCTCCGTGATTACGTGCGCATTGGCGATGCTTGCCACAAGCTGCTTGTACTTCGTATCGAAGATGTTCTGAAGGTCAATGTCGAATCGTAGTGCCGCCTGCTCCTTGTCGTCTCTTAGCGTCATTATCCGCTCCTTGCAACCCTTATACTCGCCACCGCTCTTCATGCCGAATGAATCCAGTGTTCTTATCGGTATGCGGTTTCCGTCCGTGGCTGCGAATGGCAACGTCCATGTGTCCTGCTCATAGTCCAAAGTTGGATTGCTGATTGCAAGGTCTGCATCATAGTCTCCATGCGTCTCTTCGTCTTCCTTCCACTTGTAGCGGTTGTGCTGCATGTAGTCAGAAACGGAATACTCGCTTTTTCGTGGTGCTCCTTGTCGGTCATACGGAATGAGTTTTCCGCTCCAGTCGTAGGCGTTCGCCTTGTTGCGCCAGACGCTGGAAAACATGATAAACTGTACTTGCGTGCTATTGGTCAGCTGTCTAGGGAATGAGCCAGTTATCAAAGCCAAAAACTTAATGAAACTTGTTACCTCGATTTCAGGCAGGTTTATGCCGATAGGGAAACTTCCACCAATCGGAACGCTGTCCCCACTCTTGACGCTCGCAGTGATTTTGCCGCCATAAACGGAAGGCGGGTTAACTGTATTCACTCCGTGCATGATAGTCTCAAACGTTAGTACATCGTCCTTCTTTAGCGATATTGTGTTCGTTCCTGCCGAAAGTAAATAAAGATAGCCATCGATAGCATAGCTGCGTAGTACGACCGGGTACTTAACCTGCCCATCCTCGTATTTCAAATCTCCGAACTCGTATTCCTGCGTGGATGCCTCACCTCCAGTAGTGCTTGGTGTTGTTACGGTCATTTTCACGCCCATAGGCAACTGAATCTCCGCTGCGTCATCAAACTGATGTCTGACGTAGTATTGCACTTGCACATCAAAGGTCAGTTCGCAATCCTTTGTTATCGTCAGTTTCTGCACGTCTTCGCCAGTGCTTGGCGATACGGAAGTTATGGAGTTGCTTATGGAAAGGGTGAGTGCTCCCAGTCCGTCACGGCTCTTAACGTCTGCGGTCAGATTACCGATGATTGTCTTGTCGTCTGCCTTATTGTTGATTATAGGCACAACGAGGTTGTTCAACATCTTCTTTGCTTCATCATCCTGCCAAACGAAAGATACGCCCGACTTCCTCGCTATCCTTGACAATAGCCAGTTTACGGTCACACATGGCTGCAAGAATTTTGGGGACGTTTTATATTCATCCACCGCCACATCATCGCCTACGAAATCCTCCTTATTATCGCCATCTATCATTTCGTGCATAGGTGTCAGCCCGGTAACTGATAGCGACAGAGTGCTGTAATATTCGGCAGGTGCATTCACTACGAGGTATGCAGCTCTAGCCTCTCCTCTGATGGTGTATACTTCCAGCGTCTCATCTTCTCCGCTCACGGATATAACCCGCATGTACTTATCCAGTACTGCATAGCTTCTGTAATCGCCCTTTCCTTGCGCTTGCACCTTTGCCGTTGATGATGGCAAGAAAGGGATAAGAGCACAGATCATGTTCGATGCGCTCTCTATATTTCCGCTTATATACTTTCCGACCTCTGTACCTGTTCTGATGCGTCCACGGCTAGGCGAGTATTGTGTCGTGGTATATTTATTCCTCTGCACCAAATTAATGCCAAAGTTATCTTTGCTCTCAATTCGGTATGGATTGTAATAAGCAAAGAATATCCCATTGCTCACGGCTTCCTCCCTGGTGTTTGGAGTGTTGTACTTTTCAAAAAGCACTCTGTCTGTCACTCCCAGTTCGTTCAGTTTCATTCCGCTCTCTAGTAGCTTCGTGAACGCTGGCATTATACCCCAATAGATTGAGACCTCAACATTTTCCTCGATGCTCAGAACGTTCAAGCGTCCGTCCTTGATAATTTCCACACCACCACGGAAATAACTGCACTTATGGAAAATATAGGGGTATCTGCTGCCGCTCTTCGGTCTATCCGCTTGCTGCAAAACCGAAAGGTTGTGCACCGTCCGTGGCAACTGGATGGTGTACGTGTAGTTCGAGGTCATTTTCGTGACGTCACGAAAAAGGTTGCTCTTGATGTCGAGCACCACATCGGTGTTCTCCGGCAAGTCCATCAAAACACCGTCAATGTAAAGTTGCTGGTCTATCATAGTCTCTGAACGTTAATGTTGTTAATAATCATTTCGCACACGAAATCCTGCAAGCAAGCTGTGCTCTTCGTGTAGCTTCCTGCCTTGATTGTTACGCTCATCCACATGTCTTCCTCTTGCGTCCAGTCTCCCCCTAGGTACATGTCAACGACCGGGCTGCTGGCTAGGTCTTGTAGCATATCGAACGTATCACTGTCAACCAACGGAGCACAAAGTTTGATTGAATCCGTACGCTCGTATCCCTGCCTTCTTCCATTATCGCCATAGTAGCCGTATAGATAATCGGCTAAATTGTTGCGTATGAAACTCAGGTCGCTGGCTATCTCCCTCGTTTCCTCCCCAGCCGCAAAGAGCCAATAGCGGATGAATCCGTGCCGGTCAATCCAACGCAGATAGATACCACTCTCAGCATCGTCTCTGTCGATGCGTAACAATAGTGACTGCTTACCTCCGGTGGTTAATCTGAAAGTAAGGTCGAAAGTATTGTCAAACGTTCCCTGCTGAATCTCTCCATCATAATCGTATATGTTCCAGTATTTTGCACCACTCGGCAATGTGTCTGCGTTGAAGTCCATCATACCGTAAGTCGGAATCTCCAGTAGCTTATTGGGTGCTCCCTCGTAACCGATTAGTAGTTTGGTGTTCAACTTGCTTAAGTATATGCCAAAGGAGAACGGATAATGAGTAAACCATGTAAGCCGTTTGTAGCCGTTCCACGTCTCCCCATACTTTGGTGCGCCCCAAACCATGTTCGTAGTGAAGTCGATGCTCGCAAGCTGTGCGTCTCTGTCATCGTATACGTTGACCTCGATGCCCACTAGAAGGTTTAGAACGCTGGAATCATAGTCTATTGTCCAATCATAGGCTGCATTGATACGTCCGTCAAAAAGAGCTTGCACGTATGTCTTGAAGTCTGTTATGCACTCACTGTTGAACGCCTCCACATTGTAGGCTCGTTCCTTGTTGCCACATCTGATTATTACCTCAATCCACGAAAGGTTACTTCCACTTGCTTTGATAATGCAAGGCAAAAATGCAAAGTATACTTCATCGGGGTAGAAAAAAGAATATCCGTTGTTCACTGTCTGTCTCATACCGTCTCATTGTTTAGTTTGATACTTCCCACCGACTGGTGGATTAAGAAAATAAGTCGCTGTCCGAGCCGTTTCGTTGTGTCGGGCACAACGTTGCTGTATACGTCAGCCCTGCCGCCAGTCCGGTGCAGTTTAGAACCCTTGTTGGCGATGGTGTGGGCGATGGCTCCTGCCATGCTCATGTCGCCACGCTCTTGTGGAGTGTACTTGTGTGCCCGGTCGGTCTTGTAGGGTATAGGTCTACCGTGCAGTCCCTTGTCCTTCATCCATTGCCGGATGATGCCAGCAAAGCCGTAGGGTATCTTGCCTGACCTTCGTCCGGTTTCGAGAACCCCGAATGGCTTGTGCCCCCAGAGGATGGTTTCTTCCTCGCTGGGCTGCTCCACCTTTAGGCTCGCTATCGTTCGCCCTGATGCGTTCTGTCCGTTGATACGAATGTGGTTGATGATAAGCTGCCGTGCTCTCTCCACTTCCTCACGCATGATGAGCGATGCCGCCTTGGGGTCGAATTGAATGCCTCCCTTGCTCATACCTCACACCCTCCTATGCTCTGTGTCAGTTGCAGGGAGTACATCACGCCCGAAACGATCGTGCTCAGCCGCTCGATGATGGTCTCGTAGTACTGCTGCCCTTCCAATGGTTCGAACTGGTGCGACTGGTTGATGGCTCGTATCATCCTTGCCCCTGCCACCTTCATTCGGTCGATGCACTCTCCGTTGTCTTCTCCTTCTGCTGCCCTCGGTACGGTGTCGAGATAAGCCAGGGCAACGTTCACGGTGTCGTATACCCTGCCGTTGCGTATCTCTGTCGTGCCGCTGGCTGGGATGATGCAGACGATTGCCGGATAGTTCAGTTTCTCCAGCTTGGTGTCTGCTGTATCCCAGTCCTCAAATAGGTAGGTGTAGTCTGGTAGCGTGTCTGCTGCCAGCTGCTTTAATGTTTCTCTGATTGTTGCCATAATTATCTAGATTTACGTTTCATTTCTTCCGCTTGCAACTTCTGCAGGTTCCTCTCGTACACGCTTCTCTTGTTGTCCATTTCCATGCACTTGTAGATGCGAAGCCATGGTGTTTTTAATACTTGGTCGTGGTCGCTGATGCCCATCCTTACCGCATACCAGTCCAGCATGCCGAATAGTCCGAACCGCAGGGTATCGATGCCTGCCTCCTTCTCCAGTCTCGTTGGCTTCGCTGTGTCTGTGCTCTCGAAGAGCTTGTTGATGCGCTCGACCTCTGATGTTACCCAACCGATGAGCATAACAACATCAACCGCCCTAGCCTGCTCCACTTCCTTGTGGCTCAGACCGAGAACGGTTGTCACTATCTGATACAGACTTTCCTCGCTGTCTGATAGCTGGGAAAGGTCTATTAGCTGCCCAATGGATAGCTGATTGAGATTGTCGGGCACTCGCTTCCCTCCGACAAATGCAGGTCGTGGCTGCTTGCCGATTTTGTAGCTGGTGTGTCTTGCCACTGCCAGCCAGTACTTGAATGTAGTGTTATTATCCATACGCTTTATATTTTTTATCGTTATCTTTGCCTTAATACGTGCGCCCTAGCCGTTCCATGGCTCGCTACGGATAACTTCTTAAGGGCTACGTATCGTATTGCGTCTATGCCGTGGTTGAATGCGTCTATCGGCTGGTTCGTTGTCTCTCCATCCCTTGACTTCTTCCACTTGTATTGCTGCATGTTCCCGATGATGCCGTGGCTGCGTCTTGTTATGTTGATGCGAAAACGCTTCAAGATGTCGATTCCGTTGTTGATACTGTCCGCTCCCTTGGTGCTGCCGATTATCCACAGCCCTCGGTTGTGTATCTCCTGAATGCTCTTAGGCTCTGCCGAATCCGCAATGATAAGGTCTCGTTTCGTCCGTCCTTGTTCCTTGCATCGGTCTGCGATGTCATCGTTCGTCATTCCAGGCTGGTAGATTTCTTCGTCCACCCATAACTCTCCGTGCGCCAATATAACGTGCTCCAGCGCAGTTGGGTCGTTGGTGAATCCGAAGTCCATACCCCTGCATTCCATCTTCCACTCCTCCCTTGGTGGCAGCTTGTCAACGATGCCCCAGTTGGTGAAGATAAGCCCGGTTATCTTTCCGGTCAGTCCTCTTGCGTAAACTCGCCACAGTTCGGGGTCGTCAATCTCTTCAATTTTCTTGTGTTCCTGCTCAGTCAGGAATCGGTTGTTTCGATGGTCGCTCAGGATCAACCTGCAATCATCCCTGCCGATGATGTTGTTGTGCACCCAGAAGCGTGCGCTTGGGTTGTAGTCGATGAACACCTGCTTACGTGTTCGGATGGCCAGCTGCCAAAATACTTCGTATGGCACACCGTTCGCCTCGTTCACGAACAGATAGTCTCGCTTTCCGTTCTTAGCATCCTGCGCATCTTGGTAACTCTTGAACTCGATGATTGAGCCGTTCTTCCCTCGGTAGCTGCTGTCGCTCTTGTTATTCTTGAACCAGTCCAGCAACTCTGCCCTTGAGTGCAGGATGGTGTCGAGGTCTCGCATGGCTCCCACCTTTAGGTTTGGGAGGTCTTGACCGCACACCGTGATAATTGCCCTGGGGTGTTCAAAAGAAAGCACTATAAGACGCTGCATGATGGTGTATGTCTTCCCCGAGGACGTGCCGCCCTGGTTTACGAGAAACCTTGGCTTCACGTCCGCATTCGGATCATACAGTTCACCAATAACGTCAAATAGTGCCATTCTTCAAACAATAAAACTTAAAACAAAATTATGGTTAAATTATTCTTTATCCAATCCTTCACGCTCGATTACTTCCTGCTCGCTGGATGCGCACTGGTGTCCCGAGTTGATGTATCGTACCTCGATGCCGCCTTGGAAGCCTGCGTTCAGGTCGAGCACGACCTTATCAAGTCCGAGCAGCTTACAAATCTGCGTCTCTGCCTTTAGGATGATGTCTAGGTAGCGTGGGTCTCCGAGACCTCGCTTCTCAGCATCGAACATTATCGCCTTGACGGTATCCATCGTTACCAACCCAGTGTCTGGATCCTTGTTAGGCAGTCCGACTTGTGTCTGTGTCTTGCTGTTATAGTCCGCTTTGGATTTCTCCCATGCGTCCCAGGCTTCACGTATCACCAGTTTCAACCTTGCCACCTCGCTTGTTATCTTTTCGTCCGTGTCGGTCAGTCTCTCTTCCCTCCACTCCTTCAATAACCGCTGAATGTCGCAGTGCGCTTGATTGTATTTCGGTCTGTCGAGCCGCTTGCGAACCTCTGCCGTGATTTCTCGCTCCGTCCATCCCTTGCGGTATAGGGGTGCGATAATCTGCAGGCGGTTCTCTATGTCGATGCGCTGTGCCCTTAGCTTGTTGTTATTACCTTGTGGCATATAAATCTTGATTTAAAATTTCGCTCCGTTGTACTTGTATACGATGTTTCCCTCGCTGTCTCGTTCGTCAGCTGGTACCATTGCCCCTTCGAACATCTTGTATGGCGAGTGCGCTGCCTGCGGATTGTTCCAGCACCACTTCATGTAGTCGGCTGCGCTCATCGTGTAATACTTCGAACTTTTCTCTCTTGTTCCCATGTTCATCGCCTTATCCAGTTTCGCCCTCAAGAAAATCTCTGCATCCAGCTTGATGTCGCTCCACCTCACGTATCCCTTGCGCTTGCAAATGTTCAGTGCTTCGCACATCTGCCCCCTGCTGTAGTTCCACGTTGGCGGCAATCCGCAACAACTTCCGTTGTGGCAAAGTTCCTTGAAGTGTGCGTCCGATACATAAAAGCGCATTCCCAGCTGGTCGCACAGTTCCTTCATGTTCCTGAAGAACGGTTCTTTGACCTTGCGGTTCAGTCTCAGATAGCCGGACTGTACGCTGTACTTCTTGTAGAATGCGAGAATGTCGAAACCTGCCATCTTGCTGATGGTAGGCAACAATTCCCTCAATGTCGGGCTTCTTGTTTCGAGACAGAAGAATTCGGTGCTCAAAGCTGTAGCCCCTCTGTTGAATGCTTCCTTGATAAGGTCGAGGTACGTTGGCGTGCTCACTCCGATGATGAAGGGTCTCAGTCTCAGCGTTGCACCTCCTGCTCCTGCATTGGCGATGCGCTCGATGGCTTCCAGTCTTGCTTGTGGGCTTTCCACCCCTCGCTCTATTACTCTAGCCTTCTCTGCATCGCTGGTGATGATTGAGAACTTGAAGTTCCAGTTCTTCTGCCCTCTAATCAAGTCCATGTATCGCTCATCCTTGGTGAACCATGCTCCCTTGGTCGAGAAGCAAAGCGGATAGTCTATATCCTTGAAGAAGCGCAAAAGTTCCAGTGTCGTTCCGTACTTACGTTCGAAGTTGTCGAACTGGTCGCTCATGCTTCCCCACTGCATAACCTTGCGAGCCTTGATGTATGGCGCAAAGTCTCCACCGTGCTTGTCGGGGTCAATGAACATTCGCTTGATGCGTTCAACGCTCACGTCCTTAACCTCCTTGTGCAGGTATTCCTTCTTCTTGCTGCCAATACCTCGCTGGTTCTGAGCAAAGCAATACATACAGCCAAAGCTGCAATTATTGTAAGTGTCAAAAGCCATTGGCATTGAGCAGTCGGGAAACTCGTATGTTATTCTTGGCGTGTTGCCATAATGTTCTGCCATATCCTCATGAATTTATTTTGTTGATGATAAAGTCTGCGATTTGGTCTGCTGTCTGCTTCGTGGTGTCTATCGCTACAACGTCACACCCCGCAGTTTGCCATTTCTTTGCCGAGTGTGCCGATTCCCGCTGTCCCCGGATAATATCCTTGCTCAACGTTCCGTTCGACCGTTCTGCGAGCCTTTTTTGGATTTCTTCCAGTGGTGCGTATAAGAAGATTACAATCTGTCTGTCCGCATTGAACATTGCGTGCGTCAAGTTCGGACCCCAGCATTTAAGTCTCATTCCTTCGCAAATGATGCAGTCGGTGCTTTCCAGTGCCTTCTTCACGATGTCACGAAGTATGGTCGTACCGTTCAGATTGTCAACACCTCCGTACTTAACATCGTATCGCCCTGCAAATGCAACTCCATCCTTGGTGCTGCTTATTCCGTCCTTGTAGCTCTCAATGCCACCAAAGCTTTCTACAAGCTTTCGGGCAACGGTGCTCTTTCCGCTGGCGTTGGTTCCAATGATAAAAACACAAGTCTTTCTCATATTCGAGTTATTTTTGTTAAATTTCGTCTCTGCCGGATTGAATTGTTCAGAGCGGATAGTTTATCCATTTCAAACGTTTCTCCGACTTAAACGCTAAATTTCCGACTATTCGGTTTTTTCTTTGAGTTCGTCCACATCAAAGTTGCGCTTCTCGATTGCGTCAAGTCCCAGCATATCTGCCACGGCTTGTGCGTCCTCGCTGCGGTATACGATGATGATGCGCTGTTCTTCGTCCTCTGCTGGCTCGTAGGTCGTGGCTTCCTGCTGGATTTCCCAGGGGGTCAATCCCCATCGCTGCATATCGTCCACATCAAATGCTCCCTTTAGCTTCTCTTCGTCCCAGCTGCCAAAATAGACGTTATCCTTGATGATGAACTCGTCCGTCTCTTCATCGGATAGGCTGTCAGCAATAACGACCTCGACCTTTGGTTCTGCCTTCCAGGTCTCCCAGTGGCTGCAAAGCTGCTGCTTCTCTCCATCGGTCAGTTTCACGGCTACGGCTTCGATAGCGTTCCTGATAGCTTCGTCTTCCATCTGCTCGATGTTGAGCAGGGCACGGAAGCGCATGTTTCCTCCGAGGATAACTCGGTTCTCATTACAGACGATTGGTCTCATCTGCAACATCTTTGGAAACGTCAGAATACTCTCAACGAGTTTCTGCATCTGCTGTGGCTCAATGCTGCGTGGGTTGTCTTGGTTCTCCACCAGGTCGTGCAGGTTGATGTTCTCGATTTTATTCTTCTCCATTGTCTTCCTCCTTTCCTTCTTGTCTTTGTTTCAGTTCGTCAAAGTTCCAGACGATGCGGTCGATATGATCAACCCCAAGCAGCTTGGCAAGGAATGGCTCATCGGCTGGCTTGTAGTGAATGATTACGTTCTCACGTGGCAAAACGCCATCGCCCATTATCGTTGGCAAGTCGTCAGGAGTTAAGTCTTGACCTTCGATTTCAGGAGGTAGTTCCCCTGCGAATGGGTCGCCCTCTTGGTCGTCCTTGTCTTTCTTCTTGCACTTGCTGGTGCTGCTTGCTTCCACTGGTGCTGGGTTCCAGACTGGCATACCCCAGTTCTGAAGCTGTGCGCTGTCCCATCGGTTCGCAAGGTCGTTGAAGTCCCAGTTGCCGAAGGATAGGTTGTCTTTAATCATGAACTCCTGCTTCTGTGCTTCTGTCAAGTCTGATGCGCTCACCACGGTAACTGTTGGCTGCTGCTGCCATCCCTGCCAATACTCCATCAATGCGGCTTGCTCCTCATCGGACAGACGCTGCTCTGCATCAAGCTTTACTTGAATGCTTGCTTTGTCCATCGTGACAATGTGCTGCAAGGCTTTCAGTCTCATGTTGCCACCCAGTGCATGGAAGGTCTCATCAACAACAATCGGGCGCAGGGTCAACATTCGTGGGAACACGATGATGCTCTGCACAAGCTTCTGAAAGTTCGCTTGACTTATCTCTCTAGGGTTCGCCTCATTCTCGCTGACCCTCGATAGTGCGATTTCTTCTGTTTTCATTTTCTTCTTGTTTTAAGTTCGTAATTTGTGCTTATTTGATAAACACTGGCGCAAAGATACTACTTTTTTGCTTTAGTTGTTTGTTCTTTGCACACTTTTAACTTTCTTCAACACTTCGTTTTTATCTTATCCGTCAAAGGCTCTGATGGTCTTCTGCAGGGGTGTCTGCGGTTTCTTCGGCTTCACTCTGACCTTGTATCCTGCACATACCCATGCGAGGAGAAGTGCGTCTCTCTGGTCTTGGTTCATTCTCGGCATCTTTTGTCCTGCGCTTACAAAATAAGCAAGTTCGTTTTGCGTGATTTTTCCGTCCTTGCCTTTCCAGCACTTCTTTAGTGGCTTGACGATTTCGCAGGGGATATTGTAATGCTTGCAGCACTCGACAATCAAGATTCCGGTCTGATGGTTCATTCCGGTAGAGCGTCCGATGGCTGCTGCCTTGACTGCTGTCATGAACCGATTAAGCACATGCCAGTTGCTTTTGTTGAGCCAGCCGCCTTCAATAACGACCTTAATCTTTTTGCAACTTTCGTTCATAGCCTTGAGGTAATCTATCAATGAAGGAAAATTCATTTTATAGGCGAGAAACTTCTTGTCGTCAAAGACTGCTCCAACTCCGCTTTCCTGATTGTCGGGGTCTATTCCAATTATAACTGTTCCTTTTTCCATTTTTTCTTTAAAGTAATTATTTCGTTTGAATTTCACGCATAAGCGTTTATTTTGTTTTGCTGGTGTAGTTTATTACTCAACACCCTTTACGTGCGCATATACGTGCGCACATGCGTTATTATCCCTATCTTTCCCCTACCCCTTTCTTTCCCTTCTTTTTGGTTGCGATAGAGAAAGCTGGCAGGGATTCCGGAAGTTGTGCCTGCGCTTGCAAAATAAATGAATAACAAAATGTATATGTTGCAGGGTTCTTCCTTCTTCCACCGCCAGCCGAATGAATAAAAGCATAATTTCTAACGATTTCTTTTTCTTACTTCTTCATGTACAACCTCGCTTTCTTTGTTTATACGTCAGACTTCGGGAGATGCGTTTCCGGCTCTCATATCGTAATTTCAAGATGTTATAAGTTTATTTGTTTTGATAGGGAGCCATCCCCTTCTGTCCTCGCTGGTTAAAAACTCTATTATTGACTCACGACCGATTATTCTTTTTGTTTTCGAGCAGCCATGCCAGATGCGCTGCCTGCTGCGGATTCTTGAACATGGAAAGAGCCTTCTCTACGTCCGGCTTCTTCCTCTCACGCATCGCTCTGTCGGCTACCCGGTTCTTTGTACCGTAGTTCCGGTAGTGCTTACTCCAGTACTCTTTCTGATACGCCCGGTATTTTTCCCGGTTTCTCTTTCGCCACTCCTTCGTGGCTCTGAGGATCTGTTCCCGGTGTTCCTGGTAGTACGCTCTGTTCTTCTCCCTTGTTGCGAAATCGCTCATTGCATTCAAGTATTACCTGATGTTCTACATATTGCTTGCGTGCCGGGCAGTATATGCCATTTATGCAGTTTCGCCCGGCATCGCAAGCCTTGCATAATTCACTCGCCATACGTCCTAGAATGGTAAATTCTCAATGTCGTAGTCAGTGAAGGCGATGTTCTCGTGACCCTCGAATGGGATGCAATGAGTGAAGTCTGCTGGCTTTCCGCTGTGGATAGGTAAGACGTTGTATCTAGCCGCAAAATCATCTCCACGGTCACGAACAAAGAACGCTGGAAGCCATTTGAATTTTTTCCCGCACCTTACCAGCACCTTGTCGAAGGTCTTGAAGGCTGGGTGCTCCCTTGCTTCCTTCTCTTTTCTCCAGATGTCACGAGCTTTTTGAAACATGAGGATTTCTCCCTCTGTCGCTTCTCGCAATTCCTTTTGTACGCTGATACGCAGGTCGAAGGTCTGGTCGGTCACGAACTTCTGGTTCTCGATTTCGTACTGGTCTCCAAATGTCAGCGTGTCCTCACTTTCGTTCTTATCAATGAGCTTGCCGATGATAGTCAACTCTCCTTCCTCATCGTCCTCGTTGAAAACATAGAATCTGCCGACTTCGAACTTAAGTTTCGCTGGCTTCTCTATTTCCAGGGTTTCCCGGTTCAGCTTTCCACCGAGCCGCTCTTCAATGGTCTTGATATAGGCATCAGGATTATCGCTCTTGACCCAATCGAATGTAGCCCAGCTCGTAGGGGTATCCAAGATTTTACCTTTCGTCAACGTGTATAGTCCGGTAAAGTGCAATTTTGTCGTATTATCCTCGTAACTGTCGAATATGCAAGTGGCTTGATTGTTTTCTTTCTTGTACTCCAGAACGTCTCCCTTCTTGAAGAACTTGCTCCAGTCTCTCATTTGTTTCGAAGGGAAAAACGTTACTTCTCCTCCCTTCATCCATCTGCCGTTCTTGTTGAAGGAATACTCTCCGTCCTTATTCTTAGTCCAGATAGCTTCCCCTGCTTCCTTGTTGGATTCAAGATAGGCGAGCCCAACATTTCCGCAAAGTGACGTATAAAACTCAGTGCCTTTAGGCACATCCTTCAAAATCTCATAAACATCAATATCTTTCTGTTCCATAATCTGAATGTTTTTTATTGTTTATAACTTAACGTCTCCGAGTTTAAAATAAAGTTCCAGCAGTTCCTTGGTATTGAGCCAGAAATCGGTGTTGCCGATGTATACGTGATGTCGGTGTTCGTCCGTGATGATTTCTATCTTTTTCATACTGTTTCTGTTTATAATAAAATACCTAGAGCCGCTGTCGTGATTGCTGACCAGAGGAGCAACACAACCATTAAGCAGCCACCAATCTTTCCGTCCCTGCTCATTGTTTTCCATTGCCTGGCAATGTCCGCAATCGTAGCAATTACCATGATGCCAGCCGTAGCTGCTACAACAAGCATCAGAAAGCCAATCTGTTGTCTAACCATATCTTCGTCATTTAAAAAGTTCCTGTTGCGGATGGATGATGTCTGCCCGTTTCTTCTTTGCTGCCCAGAGAAGGAGGTTGGCGTTCTTGGTTCCAGCATTCTTCTCGAGGTCTCTGATAATGCAGGTCAGGGCATCGTGCTCCGCTTCCTTCTCATTACCGTAGAAGATGCTGAGAGTGTCGTATCTACTCGGGTAGGCAACCGGGCTGTCGTACCAATGCTTTCCATTCTGAATGCTGTAGCCCCATATCCAGCCGAACTGTGTATTGGCGGTCATTACCTTCCATCCCCAGTTGTCTGCACCCTCTGCGGCATACTCGATTACATGCGGATTGATGCAAACATCGTAGATGTTGTACTTGAAGCCTTTGTGCTCTGCGACTGGCTTCTTGATGTCGTAGCTGTTATCGGTAAGCCATTTGCACCAATCGTTCGATGTCTTGAATACGAGCCCTGCGGCTCTGCATTCGTGAAAAAATAATTCATTCATGGCTATTCCTCCGTTTTTTGTTCATCCGTAATCAACTTGCGCAATCGAGATATAACCTTACTTGCGTTCTCATCATGCACCCCTTCGTAAAGTCCAAGATGCATCATAATGATGTTTAGCGCAGGGTCATCTATTTCAACAGCCCTTTCTGCAAGTATTTCAAGCACACGTGCCATAATCGTAAAAGTCACAGGATAAGGAGTACTTTTTGAACACTCTGCTATCTCTTTCAATAGCCTTGGCATATCAACCTTAAACACCATGTCGTTCATAACATAGTCCTGAACTTTCTTGCTTTTTATTTTCTTCATATCATTCATACTTCTAAATCTTTACGAAGTGTACGTCCTTGCGGTCTTCTCTTTCACTATTCAGACAAGCAAGATTCATACACATAATGCCTTCTCTCTTACCGTTCAAGATGCACTCGTGGCAGTTATATTCAGATAGACCTATATCCTCAACCACCTTGCAATTTACACCTTCAATGCTAATTGTCGACCCTACCGGGTATTCTGTCTTGAAGCATTCGTTGTTTACAATACATACTTCTTTTGCCATAATTCTTTTGTTTTAAGTATTTAAAATCTGTTTGCCTTATAATTTACCGCCCGAAGCGTGAAAACGTCCCAGAGCGGCTGATTTTGCCCTCATCCGTGGACTATTACTTTTTTCTTCCATTACACCTTCATTTCTATGTTAAGTCCTAGACCGAAGAGAAGGTGCTGCAAGTCATGCACGTAAGAAATATCCCCAAGATAAAAATCATCTTGGCATACGTCATAGCTATCAGATGGAGCAATATTGTTATAGACTTCTAATTCAAGACAACCTGCTTTCCTTTCTGCTGGGAACGCACGAAAGTATAGCTTATCATTGATGCTATAATCATAGTCTATATCATTTGTTTCCCATTTATTCTTACATAGAATTTTCTGAGTAATAGGAATCGGAACAATATCCTTAACCCAAGCACAGCAGTCACCTAAGAGATAGCCTTTCTCTCCAAATTCCGCACCTTCGATGTTCTCTAAGCAGACAACACCTTTCGTAACCGTTCCATCGTCCAACTCCAAAGTCTTTGATGGGTCTGATGATGTTACTCGGTAAGCAACATTCTTAGATGTGCCTAAAGGCACTCCATTAGTCATTACCAAATCTCCGGGAATGTATTCTAACTTATTCATACGCTTTACTTTTTAGATTCAACAATTTCTTTCAAGATTGTACTCTTGCCCTCATTCGTTATTTTTCGGGCTTCCAGCCGATGCCAAGCCGCTGCAGAACTCCACGTTCGTAGTATCTTGTCAGCGAATCCTTTGCTGGCTTGTTGTTTGGGTTCTTCTTCAAGTCTTCGAGGTTCTGCTGGATTACCCACCGGAACTTGTTGTCTTGGTTCTGCTGGCTCGATGGCTGCTGGTGCTTGGCTTGCTCGTAGAGTTCCCCGATGCTCGGTCTTGCCGTTGCCGCAGGATCCTGCGCCTTGACTGCTGCCGATTGCGGCTGCTGGCTTGTGGCTGGCTCGTTGTTGAAGTTGCCTTCCAGCACCTTTGCGAAATTCTGCTCATTACCGAATATCCAATCAAACTTTCCGAGCCAGCCATGCTTATTATTGCCGTTCATGAAGTCAGATGCCATCGCAATGTCAATTACCCGGTACAGAGTTTTCACGTCTCCCTTGCATTGACGAACCCTTGCCTTGACCATAACCTTGCGGTTCTCAGTCATGAGCGTAATAGGCGGCATCGCACTCTTCGTCTCATCATGCTTGCGGTTCCAGTATTCCTTGACGGCAGCATAGTCTATCTTTTGAGATTTTGAACCCTTGCCGCCACCGGGTGCTTCGGGCTTGACCGATGCACTCTTAATACCTTCTTTAGAAGGTTTATTATTATCTGCAAGTTTACTTGCATCACTATCACTATCACTATCACTATCACTTAGGTATCGTGTCGTATCGCTTGGTATACGTTCGTATACGTTCGTATCGCTTGGTATACGTTCGTTTTCTTTGGTATCATTCGTATTCGATTTATTCCATCGTTTACGAATGTTCTCACGATTACGTTCGCATTTCTTTTGGTACTTCTGCTGGTTTCTATCAATCTTGTCTTTGATAAAGACGAAAGCCATACGTACGACTGGTTCCAGATTGATAACCTCGCCATCCCTTGCGTATATGAAGAGTGCCCGGGTCAGTTGCCCGAGTTGCTCGTCCGTCAGCCCCTCGATTAATTGATAGTCTGATGTGTATAAGATAAATGAATCACTCATGATGCTTTATTCTGATAATGATAATTTCTTTTCCAGCTTCCGTTTTAACACTGTAGCCATCCGGATTTTGTTCCGCTGGCTTGTGTCGGTCGGTGCTGTCACTTCCCCACCTAGGGAAATATAATTTTCCAGTTGAGAAATTATATTCCTTAGGTCGGTTTTTGATATAGGAACGCTAGCCATAAGCCCTGCCTTTACTTAATTAGCAATCTCCGTGCTCCCTGCACCTGCTTGATGTACTTGGCGCACGCTTTAGGATGGTCTGCCTGAAAAGCCTTGGCATCGAACTTCTCGCTTGCCTTCGGTGCTTTCCACGTTGCCAGCATCTTTCCGTTTCCGTCCACGATGCTCTCTGCGTCCCCGAAGAACAGCTTCAAGTTGTCCTCAATCTCATCCTGCTCGGTCTCCAGTTTCTTGTTCTGAACCTTGAGTTCCTTGAGCCTAGCAATCTGTTCGAGTATCTCCTTCGTTGCGGTCACTTCCTTGCCAGCTACATGTAGAGGAGACTTTAGGAGAACGTCTTGTGCGCTGTAGGCTGGCGGCTCTTGGTTGCCCACGATGTAGTCAAGCCAGAACTTGGTTATCTCGTCACGCATCCATCCGAAAAATTCGGGGTCGAAGTCGATGTCACGGTAGCCGAACTCCCTGCCTGCTGTCAGCCAGGCAAGTGCTCCATCCTTGTATTCGCCCACTCCGAGGTTCATCTGAAGCTGGCAGAACCAATGCTTCGGGAGGTCGTCTGCATCTATCTGCATCTGCGTTGTCTTGCACTCTAGGATGCTCTTGCTCGCTTCGTTGTGCGTTGCCCCGGTTCTCCAGAAGGTGCGGTCAGGAGATACACGCAGATACGGAGTATCGGTGTTCGTGATGGTGTAGTCGTCCGTGCTTGCCTTGATGATGTGGCAGTGGCTCTCTCGCTTAAAGAACTGCGCCACGGCATCCTCCAGCAGGTGTCCTGCAACCATCGCAAAGTTCTCAACCTTTGGTGGGTCGATACCCTTCTTGCGTCTCCACAGCTGATATGGTGTCTCCCATGGATTCAGTCCCAGTACTGTGCCTGCCTCTGATGCGCCTATTCCCTTTGAGCGGTTCTGCAACCACTCTTCTCTGCTTTTATATTTAATTATCTGCTTCATTGTCTTTTATTTTTATGTTTGCGGTATAATACATTTTCGCTGCTCCAATGATAAGCTGACGAACGAATTCATCCCTCTTCATTGAATGCACAAGTCCACTTGCGAGGATATCGGCTTTTCCGGAATAGGCAATATGGAAATCGAAACCTTTGCCACCTTCTTCGCTTATATCCCCATTATCTTCTGCTGCAATCTGTAGAAAATTTCTTTCTTCCTCGTCTTCCTCTGCCCATGCCTTGAAACCATCTGCGGTTCTGCTAAAGTACTTGTCGATGGTGCTCTTGTGTTTCTGTTTGTTTTCTTTTTCTGCCATAATTTTACTGAATGTTTAATAGTTGCCGCAGGTTCCCTATAATCTGGTCAGGTTCCCACCCTGAAGGTTGCCCTGCGGCTAATTGGGAAACGCTATAACATTATAAACTAAACTACTTCTTTGCTGCTGTGCCAGTCTTGCCTTGGCTGCGGTTCATTGCCTTCTGCGCCTTGTTCTTGGCATCATCGGCTGCTGCCTGCGCCTGCTGTGCGATGGCATCCTGCTGCTTTGGCTTCTTGAAGGTCTCCTCTACTGTGGTCGTACCTTCTTTGATGGCATTGTACACACCACCCAGCTTCTGAATGTCCTCTGCCGTGACTTCCTCGGCAGACTTCTTCCCGATGTAGTCAAGCAGCATAAGGTCTGTTACCTGGTACACTTGGAAGCAGGCTACGCAGCTCTTCCACTGGCTCTGTACGCCAGTCTGCTTGATGTGCTCCAGTGCCTTCGCCTGCACTTCCTTCACCACGCTTGCAATCAATACTTGCGGCACGACCTTGCAGATTGCGTTACGCTGGGCGATCGCCACGGCTGCATTGCCAACTACCACCTGCATATCCTGCGAGAATGTGTAACCTTTCGATGTCAGAATGCTGCGCTTCACTTCGATAGAGTAGGCAACGTTGCTCTCTAGGTCATGGCATACGCCTTGTGCCGTGATAGTCTTACCATCGTTTGCGATGATGCGGCCAGCGATGCGCAGGTTCTGCCAGCAGGCAGAAATGATTTCCGTGAACCTAACACTAGGACCCTCGATAACAGTAGTTTTTCCGTCCTTGCTAGTGCGCTCAAGGTGGTAGAAGCAGTTGTATGCCACATCATCGTCCATCGCTGCCAGTGCTATCATGTTCTTCTTGCATTGCATGATGTCTCTCGGGAACTTGTGCGCTGTTGCAATCTGTCCGTCAATCTCCGAGCGGTTGATAGCTTCCAGCATTTCGCCACCGCTCACTTGAATAATTTCATTTTCCATAATTCGTTCTTTTTATTGTTCAACTTATTGTTCATTAACTCTAGTGGAAGGCTGGGGATTCGAACCCCAGTTGACTGCCAAAACTTACCCCCCCTTGCCAGCTGCCGAGGGATGCCCTTCCGTTGCAGGGCGCACGCTGCCGTTTCCGCATATTACATGGTAAAAACAACTAATTTTAGATAACCTTTGAAAAATGAGTTTTGCGTGCGCCCTTTGCCCTGCCGCTGCAGGGAGCCATATAATAATTGTTTAACATCGTAATCAAACCAGTTGAGCCATAAGGCTGTCGAGCCTGCTTTCCTCGAAGGCGTCCATCGGGTCTTGGTCTGCGTATTGGCTGTTCTCTTCCAGCCAGTCGTCCATCACGTCTTGATAGTTGACGCAACCCTCGATAGCTTCCTCCAGCCGCTCGCTGTCGTTGTTGTTATTCTTGTGCGAAACGACCGCTGTGTTCCCGGTTCTGTCGCACCATACGCAGATGTTGCCTGCCTTGGTCTTGATGTCTACCCTAGCAACCGCTGGTTGCTGTGGGTCTCGGTCTATCTCCAGCAAGATGGCATCGTACATTTTCGTCCTACATTCCTCGATAATTCTTGGCTTCATAATGCTAAATTCTTCTTTCAATCACGACATTCCATTTGTCTTCCGGGAAAATCTTACGGATCGTTTCGATACATTTATTAAGTTCTTTGAGTGAGCAAAACGCATCCACCATGTCACCTTCTTCGTACCATTCCCATCTTTTAGTGTCTGCCGCTTCCTCTTTTGAAAGAGGTCTGACTATGCTCGCTTTGAATCCCTGGTACTCGTTAGGAATCTTTATGCCACCAAGGTATCCTCCTGCAATTTTATTTCCGCTTCTGTTTACCACGGGAATACTAATAGAGCAATAGTAATGCTCTGCTCCACCACAATAACCTATATAAGAAGTTATGCAAAACTTCACATCACGCTTTCCTTTCGTATAATCACCTATTGTGGTATATTTCTCACCATCAAGATCAAGGCAGAAGGTGAAGCCTTCTCCAATCGTGCTAGGAATAGGTGCTTCCATTTCTGTAATATCGGCTCCACGTTCCACCTGTATCATTTCTTTCCAATTCATAACCTTACCGTCTGATTAAATAGTTAAAGAATGTCAGACGTGCGTCTGCAAGCGTCTGCTTGTTGAACTCGCTCATCGGGAGAACCGGAACTCCGTCTAGTGAAAGACAAAGCATGTTGTCGAACTCCCTTACCTGAATGCGTCTTTCCGCTTCCTTCATGGTTGCCAGTCGCTTGCTGTCCTTTCGCTCCTGCTCCCACTTGGCGGTCAGCTGCTTCGCTTTTTCGTAGGCATTCATCATAGGGCAATCCTCCAGACTTTTTTAATCTCGCTGCCCTCGAAAACCTTGCGGTTGTCGATTCTGCGGAACTTGACCTTAATCTTACCAGCCTGCAACCATCTGCGCAGGGTGTTGCGATGGATGCCAAGCACCTTGCAGGTCTCTGTCATGGTGTATCTGCCTGCATCCGCTACCTTTGGTTCTACGTTCGTCATATTATGCCCTCCAAAAGATTAAAGTTACTAATACGATGGCAACTGCCAGGCTTATTACTTCGTCACTTGTGATAATCTCGATAAACTTCTTCATACGCTCTGAATGTTTAAATTGGTTCTACTTGATTATTTGCGTACGGCTGCACGTCTCTTCTTTGGTGTTATCAATCCAGCCTTTATGAGGATAACACGCACGTTTTGCTGGGTGCAACCAACACGCTGTGATACTGCGAGCATTATTCTGCTGTCTGAGGTCTCGGCAGGTGCTTTTGCTCGGAAATCTGCAAACATCGCTATGATGTTCTTCTTTCGTTCGTCCTGCTGCTTCTGCAACGGTGTCCGAAAATCATAATTAAAATTTTCTCCCATTTTATTTGTATTTTAAATTATTTTCTTTATCTTTGCAAAAGAGTTTTTAAACTCGTTTCTGAAATCGTTTGCAAAAATAAAACAAATATTTTAGATTACAAAACATTTGATAGTGGTTTTAATATTAATTTAATTTTATTTAATTTTGTTTTAATATGAACGGAGAAGAACTAAAACAATATATAAAGCGCTCGGGAATGTCCGTTGCTGCTGTTGCGGAGGAGTTAGGAACAAGTCCTCAGAACTTGAATGCGAAGTTTAATCGCAAGTCTATAAAGATAGATTTCTTTCAAAAGATAAAGGAAATAATAGACAAGTGTGCCCCTCCACTCCCTGCTGAGATGGAAGCGGCTGTTATCGGTTCAAACGTCAATGGTTCGAACAGTTCCAATGTCTCCCAGTCGCTTGCTGGCGATGCTGCCTTGGCTGCTGAGAATAAACTGCTGCGAGAACAGAATGAGTTCCTGCAAAGTCAAGTTAAAACGCTGCTTGCAATTGTCGGGCAAAGATAAAAATCATTAACTATATTCTAAGCAAAGATGAAAGATGAGGATTTCATAGAGCGGAAGGAGAAGATTCTTCTTGCCGCCCTCGGGAAAAGCTGGCTATGGAAAGCCAGCAGGCTGATAATAGGTATCATCCCTCCAGTGGGTGCGCTTGTAATGCTGATTCACTGTTCCCTGCTCTCCATGGGCTATAGGGCAAAACTCACAGAGTGGATATTCGACTGCTCGCTGTTCGGGTTCATCGCCTGGATCATTTGCAGTCTAGCCTATGGGTTCTGCTGGGTGCATCGAGCGTTCGCTACCTACGGAGTGCTGATTTCTTTCTGCATCGACTTCCAGCGTTCTTTCGGGTTCGGGGTTTTTCGCCAGCCGCTCCACCTGCTGATGGTCGCCCTAGGGCTGCTGCTCTTCTTCGTCTTCATCAAGAAAAAGGCTTGGAATGAGTTCTACGACAGAAATATTAATCATTTAAATAAATAGCGTATGGGAAGTTTCATTAATGGACTGGCAAAGGGTTTCGTTCGCTCTGCTGTCAATCAGGTAGGAAGGGATGCTGGTCGTGTTGTCAGCAATAACATCTATGGTGATGCTCACTCTATACCGCACCGGAATGTTTCCGCTGGTGGTGCTGGTCGTGTCTCCAGCGTTGGAAAGGTAGAGAATGAGGAAACTGTAATCATCGAGCCTTCGGAAGGAAAAGCTATTGCTTGGTGCGTGGTTGCTCTCTTCTTCAATTTCCTTGGTGCAGTCATACTTCTTGTCGTTGGCTACAGAAAGCTGAAAAACAAATACGTTGCAAGTGCTTGGCTTTATGAATCCCAGGCGGTCTATGTCGCTGATGGTCGCTATAAGGCTGGGGAGCGTTATGATGGCCACCAGTTAAGCAGACGAAAGATAGAGGTTTCTGCTGATGAGTTCATGATTGAGAAGAATGAGAAAATTGCAAAGATATATCTATACGCTGGCTTTGCAATCTTAATTTGTTGTTTATTTGTTACAATTGCATCGATATGAAAAAGATAATAATGCTGTTTGCGCTTGCGCTCATGTGCGTGTATGTGCGTGCGCAACATACGGTTTACTGCGAGATAATACAATTTAATACTGGAACTCCAAAGGCTCTCATTGCTGTTGATTTCGGAAATAAGGGAGCGGATGAGATAATCGATGAAAATGGAAAGAAGGTAAAGTTCAATTCATCGGTTGATGCGCTTTCATACTTTGAGAAACTGGGATGGTCTGTTGTGTCCGCTTACTCTGTTGTAGCATACAATGGATTGGCAAACGTTCCAACGGTTCATTATCTGCTGCAAAAGAAAGTTGCTTCATACGATGAGAAAATGGACGGAATCCGTATAAAGAAAAGCGAGCCAAAAAAGAAAATAAACCTTGGCGATGATGGATACTTTGAATAACCTTCTCGCCTACGAGGAATACCTGCCAGTGCTCACCCCTTCCGAGGTGGACCTGCTGCTGGCTTCTCGCCCCTCGATGGCTCAGTTGCAAGACTGGTCGCAAAGATTGAATAACCACCGGGCAAGGCTGGAAAGCGTTTTCAGTCGTGCCTATCAAAAACAGAAAGATTATGGAAGATAAAAATCTGATGTCCGCTGATGTGGATATAGTAGTTCGTTTCTTCTCTGCCATCGACCGCCTGAAGGCTGATGGTTGCATTGGCGGTCTGAAGACAATAACCGACCGGTATGGTATCAACCGCTGGAACATCATGTCCCTGCGAGAAAAGCCTGCCGAGTATTACGGTCGTTTCCGTCCGTCTTGGGTTCAGTTCCTAGTCCGTGACTACCACATCAACCCATACTGGCTGCTCCTTGGCTCGGGAGAGTTTTATGCAACTGGCTTCACGTCTGAAATCGTGAAAAACCTGAATAAAAACTGCACAAGAAAAAAGCAGCCTGCATAAGTTTTTAGTTTTCAATCATTTAGAACATACGTTATGATTTTAAGTAC